AGGCGCGAGGGCCAGCAGGCGCAGCGTGAGTACCAGCAAGCACGGTTTCGCGAGGGGCAGATCAACGCCGCGTTCGAGATCGGCAAGGAACACGGCGTCGACCCTCGGATGCTCATGAACCTGCCGACCCCGCAGGCAATGGAGCAGGCGGCCCAGCGCGTGAAGGCCCAGACGGAAACGCAGTCCGAGGTCGCAAAGCTCAGGGCCGAGCTCGCCGAGGTGAAGAAGAAGCTCGTGCCGCCGCAAACGTTCTCGGCTCCGGGGGTCACGGCGCAGCCCGGCTCCTCGGACTACATCGCGGCTCTCAAGGGCAAGGGGCCGCTGCCAACTGCGGCAGAGATCGACAGGTACGTCGCCCAGCGCATGGCACAGGGCTAGGCCAAAAAGGAGACTCCGATCGCAAACGTAACTGGCACCACCGCAGATAAGTTCATCGACGAAATTTGGAGTGCTGAGCTTAACAGAGCCGTCGAGTTCAAGCTCGTGATCGCGGGCCTGTTCTCCGACTGGTCCGGCAGGATGACTGGAAGCGGCGACGTGTTCCATCTGCCGGCACGCCACAACCTGACCGCCAACACGAAGTCGGCGGGCTCCGACGCCACGCCAGAGGCGATCACCGAGACCGAGCAGACGTTCACGGTCTCGACGCATCAGATCGTGGCGCAGGAGATCGAGGACTTCGCGGAAGTCATGTCGAAGTACGACATCCGCGCCGAGTACACCACGGCCGCGTCCTACGCCCTCGGGCGCGCACAGGATGTCGCCGCCGCCGCTCTCCTCGACGACAACACGACCCAGACGGTCGGGACCCTCGGCGCTGAGATGACGGACGACAACTTCATCCGCGCGTGGCAGTACCTTCAGGACTCGTCCGGGATGTCGCCCTACAAGGGCGTCGTTTCGCCTGGGTGCTGGGGTGGCATGCTCAAGGTCGAGAAGTTCATCCAGGCGCTCTACAACGGCGACACGGGCGGCAACGCGCTGCACGAGGCCCAGATCGGCAAGGTCTACCAGTCGACGTTCTACGCCTCGCCCCTGACGGTCGGGACGGCCCCCAACTCCAGCGGCCACATCTGGGCCGGGGACCACTTCTTCAAGATCGTGAAGAAGCAGCCCAAGCAGGACGCGTGGTTCTCCCCGCTCGCGAAGGCGTGGGTGCTCGCGACGGATCAGGTGTACGGCGTTTTTGAACGTGAGGAAGCGGATGAAGGGGCCGCGGTGACCACCACGGCAAAACTTCATGGCGTGCGCATGCAAAGTTTGAAGTAGCCAACAACGGGTGCCATGTCTGAACTGACTCGCGAACAACTGGTGATCTGGGCCGCAGGCTTCTTCGATGGCGAAGGGTCTATCGGGTTGTTCCGCGCGCGTGCTGGTGGCCGAGTGATGACCCTGCGTGTCCGTGTGGGGCAGAAGACCAGAGATCCGTTGGAGCGATTCGTGTTGCTCTGGGGCGGAAGTATCTGGCACCGGAAAGCGAATGAACGGCAAACCGAGTTCTACGAGTGGGCCAAATCTTCTCGTCCGGCTTACGAAGCTCTACTTGAGATGGAGCCGTACCTCGTGGTCAAACGGGGGCAAGTTCAGGTCGCACGTGACTTCATGTCTGGGGTTGGTATTCAAGGCGGCTCTCGTGGGGGCAAAGGCAACGGCGCATTGACTCCTGACGAAATGGCGCGCCGCGAGGCTCTCCAAGAGGCCATGCACATCCTGAATGATGGCGTCACCAAGCAGGAGCGGGCATGACCACGCTCATCGTCCGCCCCACCCTGGATCGCAAGGCTTATCGCCTTCGATGCCGTTTCAAGATCGAGCCGTACCCGCCGCCTTTCAGGCTGGACCGGGAGAAGGTGAAGGTCGCGGAGCAGTTCGTGCGCGACATGCACAAGCAGGGGTGGGAGCACGTCGAGAGGTTCGGATTCACGATGACCGGCCCGTTCCCGATGGTCGAGCCCGTAACGATCCGGCCCCGGCGCACACCCACGGCCAGAGAGATGCTGCCGCGGGTCGCAAGAGGCGAACGGTTTCTGGACGACGGCGATACCGGCGTCTCGTTCGTGTCCTCGCTCGGCGCATCCGAGTACTGGGAGTACGCGATCGCGGCGGTGTTCAGCCGAGAGCAAATCCTGACCGAACGGGCCGACGCACACGAAGAGGAACTCGCATGACACTGGCCCATGAAGTCTCAGACCCCGTCTCGTCCGAGCTGGGACGGCGGATTCAGCCGACGTTCGGCTACTACCGGCAGCCGAACGGCTGGATCACCAT